GAATTAACTATGAAAGAGTTGTTAGTTCTTGCTCATCACATGCTTCATAACTTTTATAATAAAGCTAAAATAGTATCTAAAAGTGTAGAAGGTATATGGACAGATAATCATAGTAGAATGTCATCAAATTGGTATAGAGCTGTTGAATCATGGTATCATTATAGGAATAAATTCACAGAAGAACCAGAAAGATTCTCACATCAAAATAGTTCTTATTTATGGTATTTAAATAAACAAATTGATAATCCAGGAAGTTGGGAAATATGTAGAGACTTGATTCAGGAAATACATGATATGAGAGATAGAGCTGAAAGTTATAGAAATGACTTAGAATATGATGAACCATCAATTAGAGCTATTAAAAGAACCTTATTAAATGAATTTGCAGGGATTTTCAAAGATTTAAATGATATTGAATTTGAAAATGAATGTGAATTTATAAAATGGGTTAATGGATGGACATTAGATTCAGATAAATGCATTGACATAAATGATATAATGAATAAATATCAAGTAAGATTTTTAGAAATAAAGAAACTTCTTGATGGAATTTACAATCAACTTATAATAGAATATCACGAAAAAGAGCTAAGGAGGCTTACAAATGGCAAACAACGAAAAAGTAGTGTGCAAATTGACACTCTCAATTTATAAGAAAATAAAACATCTTATATCACTATATCCAAAAACAGAATGGTCTGGTGTAGCATTTTATAATAAAATAGAACCAGATAAATTTGGTTGGACAACTAATTGGGAACTTGTAGCATTTTATCCTATTGATTTAGGTAGTAGTGCTGCTACTGAATTTAGTGGTGAAGACCAAATAGAAATGATTCAAAAAGCATATACTAAAAATCCAAAACTTAAAGAATGTTATAAAGGTTTAATACATAGTCATCATACTTTAGGTGGTGGAGCATTCTTTAGTGGAACTGATAGAGGGCATATGGAAGAAAACGCTAATCAAGTAGGTTATCCATCATTAGTTGTTGCTGATGATTCTACTGGTAGTCCATTTGCATTTTCATTTAGTTGGGTAGACCAATTAGGTAAAATACATTGGACTGAAGAAGAAGATGGATGTGTAAAGCTTGATTATACAAGTTATAAACCTTCTGGATTATTTCAGGATTGTTTAGAGTCTTTAAAGAAACAAGAAAAGAAAATTACAACTTCTTTAACTTATTTTAATGGTCGTCAAGGTAGTTTATTTAATAATCATATGTACAATAGAGCTGGTATATATCAAACAGCTACTAATGAATTTACTGATGATTATAAAGATGACATTAAAGATAAAAAGTATCAAAAACTTTTAAAGAAATTTAGAGAAGCTGATACTTTATTCTTTGATTCTGATATTAATAATGACCCTGACTATGAAAAAAAAAGAATGAATGCTGTTAATACCGAAGCTAAACTTGATGCTTATTGTAGAGAAAAAGGCTACAATCAAGAGTTAGGATGGGTATAAATGGCAAAAGATACAATAGAAATACCATTTGATTCTTTTAAAAAACTGAAAAGCAACAGAACCTCTTGATATGCCTTTTCTTGACCATATGCTTGAATTACAATTAAAACATACTTTAAAAAAATCAAAGGAGAAATAAATGGCAGATAGATTCTTAAGAAATAAGGATTTGATTGACCAAAAGAATCTTGAAGAGCTTACAATTATAGGAGCTGGTGGTGTAGGTAGTGCACTTATACTATCAGCAGCTATAATGGGCTTTAAAAAGATTCATGTATGGGACTTTGATGTGCTTGAAGAACATAATTTAAGTACTACAATGTATCCATCTAGTTATTTAGGTGAATCAAAAACAGAAGCAGCTAAAGCTATGGTAAAATACTTTGGTTGTGATACAAAAATAATTGAACATGATAAGTTTGGCTATATGGATAGCTTAACACCATGTACAATGATGGCTCCAGATAATATGGAAGTTAGAAAGATGGTATATATGAATTGGATACGTACACCAAACAGGAAAGTTCTTGTAGATGGACGTATGGGTGCATTGTCAATGGATATTCACACTGTTGACGCACTTCATGACAGTTATATGAGTAACTGGAAACCAAGTAGAGATATACCTGATTTACCTTGTACTGCAAAGCATACAATATTTACAGCTAACATAATAGCTGGCATAATGTTGTCACAAATATTTAATGTCTTGCATCAAAGGTCATACTATTCGTATATTTGGAAGTCGTTAGCACCGTATATGACTAAAGAATACGGTAAAGTAAACCCGTTAATCAAAATGGAGAATAAAAGTGATAAAGAAACAGAAACGCAAACCAGTGTCTCTGAATCCGAAAGTACTTCTGTTATATGGAGCTCCGAAAGTAGGTAAAACTACTATGCTCTCTAAATTAGAAGACTGTCTGATTATAGATACTGAAAAAGGTACAAATATGCTAGAAGCATATGTACAAGAAGTAAATAACCGAGAAGAGTTAATCCAAACTCTTAAAGATGCTATGGAAGGTCACGAATTTAAATACATAGCTATAGATACTATTGATAAAGTTGTAGAATGGGCTGAAAAAGCTGTTTGTGCAGAATATGAAGTAGCATCTATTGCTGATTTAACATTCGGTAAAGGTTATGCGTTAGCTCGTGAGAAAGTAATGAATACTATCAATGCTTTTAGAGACTGTTGCGACCATTTAATTATCGTTGGACATAGAAAGGTTGCTAGGGCAGTCATTGATGGCAAAGCCCTAGTTGAACCTGAATCTTTAGATATAACTGGTAAGCTGAAGAATCTGATTATGTCAGATTGTGATGCTATCGGTTATGTCTTAAGAGAAGATGATAAACTAATGGTTTCATTTAAAGCAGATGAATCTATAGAAGCAGGTAGTAGATGTGAACACTTACGTGGCCAATGCATAGAATTTGATTGGTCTAGCATATATAAACAAGAAAGCGAAGGTAAATAAATGGCAATATTCAGACCTGAAGGAAGTAGTTCTTCTGGAAGTAATTTTTACGGAGTATGTGAAATAGCAATACTTGGATTTACTGATAAGTCAAGTGAATTCAAATGGGCTGATATATATATCGATGTAGAAATAAAGCAAAAAGGAAGTGATTATACAAAAAATATAAGAATAGCAGGTGATTTAGAAAAGTCAGATGGAAAAATCACTGGTGGTTCTGTTCTTAAAAGAATGTATAATTTCTTTGACATAATAGGCGAAAAAGCTGGGCTAACAATAGAAGGTATGTGGGAAGATGAAGATGGAAATGAGATAAGAGATATAGCGGCTCATTTAAATCAAAGACATGCTCAAACAGTTATGCCAGATACAGAACCTGATTTTAATTATCTTGCTTATGTTTATAAAGAGAAACCAAAAGAAAAGGGTGGTAAAGTATATTCTAGAGTATTCCATAGAGTACAAGAAAACACTGATAAAGGTCGCCAAATTCTTGAATCAGATGTTAAATGGTTTAAAGATAAAGGTTTCTTAAAAGAAGCAACAGAATCAGATATTTCAACACCTAAACAAAATGTTGAAATGTCACAAGAAGGTATCGGAAATTTATAGTGTTTGACTATATTGAAATAGCAGTAGGTAGCCCTCGTCATAGAGGGCAACTTATTGCAAAATCAGATTTAGTTAAATATATAAATCATGATACACCACTATTTAGGTCAGTTTACCTATATGATAAAGCAGCTATAGATTATGCCGAATCAAATGGCGGACTAAAGAATTACTTTGGTCAAAGAGGAATAGACTGGATTTTAATCGATATAGATAAAGGTGACAATAGTGATGAATACACATTAAATAAAGCTAGAAAAATAATAACAGATATTGATGATATGGGGGTAGATATAAACTATTCTATACAGCCATACTTTAGTGGAAGTGGTTATCATTTAGCTTTACCTAATAGTGTATTTAATTTTCCAAGTAGTGATAATATACATTACTTGGTTAAAGGAACTCTTAAATCTATTTTTGGAGATGTAATAGATAGTAGTATATTTATGAGAACAGGTATTTATCGTGTTCAACATACTATTAATCAAAAAACTAATCTTCATAAAATACCTTTAACAATAGCTGAAATTTTAAATAAAGATGCTAAATGGATAAAGGAATTAGCTGAAACACCTAGAATAGAATATGGATATAGTGAATTAGTTGGAAATGGTGAATTAGAGAATAAAATAGTCAATAGAGCTCCGAGAATGACGCAAATACGAAAAGTTGTAGAACCTAGAGATGTTATACCTTGTGTACAAGAAATGCTTACAAATGGCCCTCAAGAAGGCAATAGGAATCAAACCCTAATAAGAATAGCAAGCCATTTCTTTAGACATGGTATACCAAGTGAATATGCAAAAGCTTCTATTTTACATTGGAACAATAACAGTTTAAATGAAAATAGCGTGCC